GAGATTTCATCTGACTGCACATAGGCCATCTGCGCGCCCTGAATATGCCTGCAGAGTTCCTGGGCAGTTTCGTTCATAACCATGATAACGGTGTCATCAAAGGGCTTCTTGGCTCCCTTGAGAAGGGTGTGGAAAGCCTTGCCGTCCACCCGAAGGACAATGGGCAACCTAGGCGGGAGGGAAGCCTTAAAGGCTCCCTCATAGGCTTTCATTCTGTCCCCAAGGGAGGTTTTATCTGAGTTGGTCATGCTAGAAGGAGTCTAGCACCAACATAATCAGAAGTCAACTTCCCTTAGGTTTCTTGGTGAATTTTATTTTGCCAACGACCCTGGCATAGGGGGCAGAAAACACAGTGGTACCTGGGGTGTCATTTATTGTGGACACCGGTCCCTGGGGCTCTACCTGATATACCGTGGCTATCCCACCCCCAAAGGACTGAACTGCCCGGCCAGCATAGATGAGGGCGGATCTTGGGTCCTTTGTGAAAAAGACCACATCAAGATTTTTCTTGCGGTCCTTCTCGCTGACTCTCTTTGTCTTATTTGGGGGCAGGACAAGAGCCCCTGGCTTTAGGTCACCAAGGTTTGTGCCGTGGTAGTATTTTTCCCCCGTCTTGTCTTCTTTGTCTTCTTCTGTTGTTTCCATAGCCGCCTCCCTGAAAGGAACATGACCTCCCATGGGGTCATCATAGGTGTACCTACGGAAATCCCTGAAGGGATCTTCTTTGTGGGGTCCATCTTTCTTAGAGCGGAGATATTTTGCAAGACCTCTTCTGTAGGCCCTGCCAAAGGGCAGAACAGTCATCCACCGCGTCCACCTGTCGAGGGCTTCCATGTCACCCCGGCTTAGGTTTGCCCTGCCCTTTCTCTTGGTGAGCAATTTGGCAATGAGGGTGTCAATTTGTTTTTCCTGGGCGAGGATCATTTCCGGTGGCTGGTCCCCAGAGTCCCTGAGCTTCTTTTTGGTCTGTCTGAGGGCACCGACCAGGGGGGACACCCGCTGTTGTTCTACTGGGCCGAGAAGAGGATTGTCAGAAAACAAAGAAGGTACTTCCTCGGAAATTATCTCCTTGATAATCTCCTCCACAAGGACCTTTAGCGACCCCCGAACCGTCGTCATACCTTCTCCTGGTGACATTTATCCTCTGTGGGATTTTCCCTTGAAGACACCTACCATAAGTTCCCTTGCCTGGGCCAGGGCCATTTTGTCCTGGGAGGAAAGATCCTCCAGGGATTGCATTTGCTCAATTCCGTTTAGGATGCCCATAAGCTCCTTTGGCCCCATGCCACCCCCTGGGGGGCTTGCAATGGGATTCCTTGGCATTGGGACCCGAACCGGAACGTTGGCCTGGCTTTCCCCTGCCCGTGTCCTCTTGAGCATGGTGTCCTCCACAATCTCCCCTACAAGGTCCCTTATGTAGCTTTCCCCATAGGAAGATTGCTGCAAAAGCTGCGGGGATTGCTGAGGAACTCCGCCTGCCATTTGCTGGTTGCCCCTTTGGATGGCCGCAGACAATTTTTGTATCCTGGCGGGATTTGTCTCGCGCTTCAACAGATCACCGAGGTACGCTACGTGTTCTGCTGGCGTCATATTGGGAGGCAGGGCTTCGTCCAGATAGCTTTCCAACATTTTTCCGATGGTTGCCTCAAGAAGACGAGTTTTTGTTATTTTAATGCGGGTCACGTTGGCCTCTATGGGGTAAATAGACAGCAAATGGCAGATAACCCAGGTGCCCAAAAACGAAAAACCCAGCTTTCGCTGGGTTCTTCTTGATTTGTTTTAGTTGCTTTTCAACAACTAAGGCTTAGATGAGGTTCATGTCGAGGACGGTAACCGTTGCGTAGAAGTCGGCTCTCACCATCTTCTTACCATATCTCGTCATAATTCCCTTACGAGGAGTGAAGTCCTCCTGTGCATAGATCACAGGCGTAAGGATAAGTGGCACGTATGGGGCGTAGATATACCCGGACTCAAGGAAGGTGTTACCCTTCAGACCCACGAGGATACGGTTAGCTGGGAAGTATGGATCCTTGTAAACAGTGTATCTGTTGTTAAGGGTACCAACCGACTCTGCGCCGATCGTCATGCTGTCCTGGACCTGGCCGTCTGTGTCAATCTTGTATGCACCCTTGTAGGTCGTGAGATGCTCAAGGATTGTGCAAACATCCGGGGATGTTACGATGAAGTTAGCGGAACCACGGAGGGTCTTCTTGGAGATGGTGTTAGCTGCATCCGTGATGGTCTCAAGAAGGGTCTGATACCAATCCTGAATATTCACATATGCCATTGGACCTGGGGAGAGTGCCGAGGACTGAAGTGCCTCTGCGCCGGTCACCTTGTTTACGATCTTGCCAGGTGCTCTGGACCAGTAAAGGTTTGCAGCATTTGCCTGTGTAAGAAGGTCGTTGAGGATCTCTCTGTCGATATCGAGGGTGATGTGCTCAGAAAGGATGTTTGTAAGCTCAACCTCTACGTCGATGTTGTAGAAGGCCGTAAGATCCTGAGCCATTTCTGGCGACCAACGTGCGCGCAACTTACGGGTTGTAGCCGTAACTGCCACGGACTCGATCTTGATGTCGATCTCTGGGATCGTTGGCGAAGGTGGGTTGATTGCGAAATCCGACTCGAAAGAAGGAATCGTAAGCGTGGAACCGTCGCTGTTTACGGAGAGGGCGTCCGAGATAGCTGCCGAGGCAGTAACCTTTGTGGTTGCCGTGGCGTTAGGCTGAGGAGCCGTGCCGCCGTTGGACAGACGAATAACCATCTGTACGTGGGTGCCGCCGATTGGATCTGGGGTGAAGAGACCCGAGGTTGGATCCCAGCTACCACGCTTGTTGAGCTTGCGGAGGTTCATTACCCCTGTGCCACCCTGGTAGGTGTCGCCCCAGGCGGTAGCAGAGTTAACTGCACCACCGAAGCCAGTTACCGTTACCTGCTCAAGGGACTGGAGGTCTGCACCACCAATTTTGGAAGTAAGCTCGGAAGCTGACATGTGGAGGAACACGTAGTCAAGTCTGTTGTCCGCAAGGTCCGTCTCAATCTTTGAGTCGAAGAGAGCGAAACGTGCGTTGAAACCAACGAACTGTGCCGAGGTACCTACCGTGGCGGTCGTGCCGGTTGTCCAGATAGATCCCGAGGCCCAGTAACCAACCGAGTCGGTCGTGGCATCAAGGTTGAGGCTCTGCTTGTGGACCTTGGTAAAACCAGAACCCACAAGGTCGTACTGACCACCGGTTGCGAAGGAGCCCGAACGGATTCTTGCGCCAACTGGGTTGTTGTAGATGGAGTCACCTCTCGAGTAGGTCTCATTTGCCGAGGTCGAGGACAAGTTCACACCTGCGTCGCCACCGACATTGGAGCCATACATGTAGTCTAAGTAGAACAAGAGACCCGATGGGAGGCTCATTGGCTGTACCGAGACAACTTCATTTGCAATCAAACCCGCGAAAACTCTGCGGACGATTGGAAATGCTACGTTTGTAAATCCTGCTACCTGTCCCGAGGACACGAGGTTTGCGCCACCGGTTGAGAGGGCGTTGGACTCACGGAGCAGTTCTGCTGCCTGGTTCTCAAGGAGACGGGACATACAGTCCCGACCCGAACCTTTGAGACCCTCAAGCAAGCCAGTCTTTCCCCATTTCTCATTGATACGGGGCATGTCAGCGCCGAGAGACTTTCTCGTTACGCCCTCTGCAAGCTGTGCTAGCGAAAATGATTTGAGTGACATAATTCCTTTTTCCTTATTAGGTTACAATCTGTAAGTATTACTTCTTAGCCTTAATTCCTGCCAAAAGTTGCCACCGCTTTGCCTCAATGAGGTCTCCACCCGTCTGGGCGGACTCATTTAGCCTTGCACTTCCTGTGGAGGTAGACCTTGAGGCCGAACCCGACAATTTGTTGGAAGTTGCACTTTCTGCGAGGATTTTCTTAATTTTGGTATAAGTTTCCTTGGCTTCTGCGAGGGTCTTGGCCTTGTCAAAATACTCAGCAATTTTCTGCTTCTGTTTTGTGGTTAGATCCTCACGGACTGCAAATTTGGAAACATACAAAGCCTTTGCTGTAAGCAGCTTGGACTCTGAAAGTTGTGTTTTGAGGGACTTTACGGCTGCGGCTGCTCTTGCAACCACGGCTGCCTCATTAAGGCCAGGCTTCCCTGCTGCTGGCTTTCTGGACTCGAAAGGATTTTCTTTCTTT